GATGTGGCGTTAATGTCCATACTATTTAATTAACACAGACTGCTTGGAAACCCTCCATATGTTTGCTTTCCAATAATCTATTTCGTAAGCAATTAATTGATATGTTCCAACTTTGGACAAGTAATTATTTGCCCCAGTTGACGCTGGGGTTGAAGACGCTGGAATGTTATATGTTTCGTTATATGACCCATAATATGCCGCAGTTAGATTATTAATTCCTGTAAAAAACGTAATTGATAGTCCGGGGTCTGTTAAGCAATCAGGAATATCAATCTTGAAGAAAAATCCATCATAAATAACATGGATTGAAACAGGATCAAAAAGCGCATCTGCTGGTTGTGATGGTTGCCCGTATTGGAAACTTGTTTCGTGCTTAAACACAGTTTGATAACTGCGCTTTGCCCTCATTACAGGCGTTACGTTATATTGAATCTGACCATCTGGAAAACTAAATACCGAGCTATTAAATCCATACAAAAGATTGGGAGAGGCATATGCTCCAGTTTTGTATTCCATGCGAGTTGCTGGAAGGCTTGAAATGGAGGAAATAATTCTAGCTGATTTATTAGAATCAATTGGTTCGTCTCTGTAAGCAAGAGTTCCATTTGTAACGGAGTAGGGAGATGCAGAAGAAGAAACAACTTGTTTTGTATTGGTAACAACCAATCCAAGATCGGCATCATATTGTTTCCCAGTTAAAACAGGGCCGGGGATTTTCTCATACACCCTTTGCACTTGAACGTAGCGAGACCTAAGAGGATTGCCTTCCTCAAGTTCTGCCATTTGTTGCTTTACTATAACGGAACTTCCTCCAAAAACAGGATCAACTGAACCCTCCGCTACTGGAGCATATTGTGATCTAGGAACAATATAAGTGCGGGTATAAATTGGATAGGTTGGATTTTCTTCGCTGTATTGAATCCCATAGTTCCAAGGATCTTGGCTTGCTAAAGTTCGATCATTAGCCCAGTAATTAAAAACAAATTTGCCAGTTGGTTCTGTTTGTTGGAATACAAGATAAAGGTTTTCGGGCCAATCATTAGCATCCCTCTTGTCATAGATTACAGAGCCATCTAGCGGCTGGGGATTGTAATTACCCTTCTCAATACTGACCTTCTCAACAAGGATGATATGACCATCTCTTGTATAGTAGTCTGGTACGTTTGGAGTGGGATACTGAGCTATGCCAACCTCTAAGGCTGGATCAGGGAATGTGGGTCTGTTTATAGTAGCCATTAGTCTTCGTTTTCTAGTTCTGAAATGCGCCTAATAAGTTCTTTGCGAGGTATTTTAAGCACCTCTCCTGCCTCTCTGCCACTCTTTTGTAACTCTTGCAGGAACTTCCTCTCTCCCATTCTTGCTCCCCTGTCAATAGCCTTTTTATATCTGTCTGCCTTGCGGTCAACAGACGCAGACTGATAGGAGGGGGTGTCAATCAGCTTGTTCACCCTGTTCAAGCGTTCGCCGCCCACAAGCTCTTGATACCTTTCATGGTCTTTGGCTGAAAGTCTATAGCTTGTTCCTTTTACTGTAATCTTGTCCTCTACCTCTGCTGGAATGATACGATTGTCCCGCGTCTTTTCAAATAGCCGAATAATTTCCATCGTCGCTGGGACACTAGGCAATTTGCGCTGTTTCGTGAAATCGAAGAAATGATAAGCAATCGGGTTGGCTCCTTCTGGAGTTGATGTGATTTTCTCCCCCCAAAAACCACGCTTAACTGGAAGATCGCCAGACATCCCAAACCTTTGACGAACTGCGTTTTCCATAGTCTTCATAAACTTTGGATCGTCTAGGTTGGGCGTGTATTCAGAAATATACCTAGATATTGCAGACAATTCATTGGGAGCTACAAGAGACAAACTTGCAGAAAATGTGTTTTGAAATAGCTTTTCCCACTTTCGCTCACCCTGCGTCAGCGCATCTACCACACCAGCAACACCCTTTGTAAATGTTTGATTAAGGGAATATGAAAGAGATACAGGGAGTTGTGCCATTCTAGTAATCAAGGCATCTGCAAATGACACTTCCCCAGTAAGAAGTTTTTTCTTTTTAAGTGCTTCTTGTTTATCCGCTTCATTTAGAAGCGCGACACCAATCACTCCAAGCCTATCAAGACGCTGGATTTTGTCCCCCGGCATTGTATCGGAGCTTTCCCCATTAGCAATTCTTTTTAGTTTGGAAAGGTTAATTGATCCTGCACGACCAATCTCTCCAGATAGCTTTTGTGCTTTTGTTTGTGGTGAATCAGTAGTTTGGATTACCCCTTGGTCATAAAGATACTTCCCTGCGTAAGCAATGGCTACTCCAGTTGCCATAACCGAAAAATCAATAGCGGCTTTTTTAGAGTTTCCTCTAGCCGCATTTATTGCAAATGAAACCATTGCCACCTCTGGATTCGCCAACTTAAATGAGGTCACGGCAAAATTAAGTGGGAATCTCACATACGGAGCATTGGCGTATACCAACAAAGAAGACACTGGATTCGATTTGGCAATGTTGTTTAAGAAGTTGCTAACGCCCCTAGTTACATTTTTTCCTGCAATCTTAACTTCAGACTCACCAAGGCCCGCCGACACAGCATCGTCAAGCTCTTGCTTTAGGCTTTTGATTTCTTCTGCCCTTTTTGCTGGATCTTTAATGTTTTCTCTTGCCCACTTTTCAATGCCTCTTTGTGGTAGCTTTACAAACTTCTCATAATCAAGCCCCTTAATGCCAAGCCTCCTAGCCATTCCAGATGACTCTGAAATCATAACAGCCTGTCTAAATGGCCTGTCTGTGGCAGTTAGAAGGTCAAACATAACGTCTGCCCAAACTCCAGTAGTTGCCTCAAGCGAATCTTTGATAGCCTCCTTGAAGCGATAGTCTCCTTCGTATTGAAGATCCTCTTTGTTATAAAGTCCCTTGAGCCTGCGTAATGCCGCCATAGGATTAAGCGAAGAACGAATCTCCATTATGTTGACAGGCTTATCTGCTGGAAGTGGTTGCCTTAATGCCGTTCTGAAAAGATTGCGAACAAGCTCTGGAGATTCCTTTGCAAGTGTTGCGTAATACATAACAGCTTGCTCAAGTCCAAATGTATATTTTGGCTCTTTGCCTGTCAGTAATGATTCTACTTTTGAGTATTTGCTTTGAATTAACTTTTGCGGAACGTCCAAAAATGTTCCCTTCAATACGTTTTGAGCCAAGTTGGTAGCAACTGACATTGTGGTTAGAAGGTTCCCCTTCAATAGAGTCGGAATAAGCTCCTCTCTTCCAGACTTGGGCCAAATACCACCAACTGATTTATCAAAAGCATTCTGCTTTTTGAATCCTTCCTTGCGGAGCTTTTCAAGATCCTTGAGTGCCGCATTAAACTCCGCTTCTGATTGTGCGTTAATAACCTCAAGCTCCTTGGCCTCTGATAGCTTCCCAGCTTCGGTGAAGTCTTTAAATTGTCCTTCAATTTCAGCAATCTTCTCTGGCTTAATCTTGATATTCTTTCCTTCTGCGACTTTCTCAAGAAGCATGGTGTATCCCTTGGGGGTTGCTTTGTATAGAAATTGAAGATCCCGCAAAACGTAAGAACCAAGCGTAGCCTCCCTGCCAATCTCATTAACTACCCTTGCGTACCCCTCGGCATCTCCAGCGGCATTTAGGTCAGCGGCCCTCCTTGCGGCTAACTTTCCCTTGATGGCGGCAATTTCATCAGATGCAGGGGCGAATATGGCTCTTTCATATTCTATTTTGGCTTGCTCTGGAGTTAATGAATTTACCCACTCCATTACTACAGCATCAGAAAGCGACCTCCTGCGAACAAGCTCATCGGCTTGGATGTAGTATTTCTTGGGGGACTCTGGCTTGTTTTTTATATGCTCACGATATTTTTCTCTAGCTTGTTTTCTTTCTTCGCTTTTTGGTGGTGTATCCTTCCATTCCTTTGCAAGTCTTTCCTTTTCTGCCTCCCATGATTTAAATTCATCTGATTGCTTTAATTCTTTATTTGCTTGTTTTGCCAGCCTTTCCGAAACTCCACGCATCACAGTAGGGCCACCACCAGCAACGGCTTCCTCTCTGCGCTGGATATACTCCTGCGTTTCCATTTGGATTTTCGCCTCATCCTCTGCGTAGGATTTAGCCCTGCTCCAGATGTCCTTTAGATGAGGACGGATTTCCTCGCCAAATTGTTTGACCATTTCGCCAGACCACACGCCAAAGTTGCGAACTCCGCGAGCGATTATGACTGATCCCTTAAATGCATATGCCACCAATACCTCTGGATCAAGTCCAGTAGAGACACGCTTGGATGACTCTTTAATCACGGAGTCTGCCCATGATTCAGCTTTTTGTAGAAATGTAGGCTCTGCTTGTGGTGCGGCTGGAGCTTCGACTGGTTTTTCTATGGCAAGCCTTTCAACCTCCTGTGGAGCGATTTGCTTTTTAAAGGATTGTGCATGATCCACGCCAAGATAATTCCCTAATCCAACAACTATATCTACAGCATCTTGTTTTGTTTTTTCAGATATATCTTTTACTTCATCAAAAAACTCTCCCCGTTCGCCAGCAAGAATTATAGATATTTTTTCTGCCTGTTTAAGCGGATCGCTTTTAACTGTGCTTACAAAGTATTCAGATGCCATGTATTGACCAGCGGCATCTGTTTCGTCTATAGCATAGACTTTTAATACTCTTTTGGCTTCATTGTCTGAAGTCTTATTTTTTAATATTGATTTAACATCATCAACATTTGTTTGAAGTTCCTGTTTTCCTATCTCGTCTCTAATTTTGTATGCTTCAGACAATTCTGGCGGCATTTTGGTATAGCCTATTTTTTCAAGGGATTCAGACCCTTCATCATACAACTTAAATACATCAATGCCACGGCCTTCCAAATCATTTTCAATAGAATCAATTAAATCTTGTGCTTCTTGATATGTTTTTGGCCTTTTGATTTCTACAGCTACTTGCCCCGCTTCACCTTCACCTTCCCTTGGTGCAACTCCCTCTTCAGCTTTGACTGCTGTTGGCTTCGCCGCTTCAGCGGCAGGAGCTTGCGACTCACTTGGTTTGGTTGGTTGTGCTTCAGCGGGAGCTTCAGCGGTTGGTTCTACAACAGGGGCTTGCTCTGGTGCAGTTGGTGCTTTTTCTGCAACAACTGGCTCCTTTGGCAACTCCGTAGGGGCGGCTTCAATTTCGCCCTTTGCCGTGGCTTCAAGGGCGGCGGCTGTTTCTGGCAAGTTCTCGGTCTTGGCTTGTTGAGCAACGCGAGTTTCTGCCCTTGCCGCAACTTCTGGCGCGACGATTCCAGCGTAACGAGGGTCTTGCGCTACTTTATCAAGAACTGGATCTGGCAAATCACGGGCGGCTTCTTTGCCATTTCCTTTGGCGGCTTGTTCTTTGAAGTAAGTAACAGCGGCATGAGAGGCAAAGGCAAAGTCTTGGATAAGCCCCGGCACAGTCACATCTTTAACCGCCTTTTCTACATCTTCGCCATCCAATGCCGCAGTAACGCCACGAATAGTCGCGGAGCCAATTGCATTAGCAACTGTGTTAAGTCCAACCCGCAATGCGGCATCTACGATCTTTGGTGTCGCTTCTGAAACAACTTTATCTAAAATAGCTCCAGCCCCTTTTCCTGCAATATAATAAATCGGCAAAGCCGCCGCAGTCGTTGCAATTGCCTTTGATTCAGATGCTTTAACTGCCTCGTCGTCAGACATCCCCTGCTCTTTTGCTTTTTGATAAAATCCTTCTTTGGCTGACCCATATGCCTCGCCAATTAATGAGGTAAATCCAATCAATCCAGTTCCAACTTGCGCTGGAAGTTTTAGCAATCCTCCAGTAACCTCTGCCGCAACTTTTGGGATTCCCTCAAGTGGCTTTGCTCCCATTATCTCTGGGGCTTCAGCGGATTCCTTTTTTAGTCCCTCAAAGTAATTAACCAACTTTTGCTGTTCTTCAAATCTTGGATTTTTTACTTTTGCTCCAAGGCTAGGAAGATCAATATATTCTGGCTCTGTTCTAACGATGCCAGCCATTGACCCGTAAATGCTTTGACCAATGTTGCTCAATGTTTCAGCACCGAAGTCCCTAATGGATTCAAAAGCACCTTGAGCAAATGATTTAGCAGGGACGGATTGAACACCCTCTGCTCCGAATGGGGCGGCTTGCATAGCCGCTTGTTGGGGTGCAATTACTTGCGCTTCGTCCCCCGTAGTGACTTGGCTTGGTATCCCTTGCCCATCTTCTTCCCCTTGGATTCCTCCTTGGGCATCTTTCGTTTGTCCTTCAATTAACTCACCTCCTTGAGCAATACCAGTTGTTACACTGGCTTGGTCATCGCTCCGAAGCTGGCTTTGGTCTTCGGCTGGCAACATACTGTCGGCTTGTACCCCGACTTGATTGGTTGCTTGGACTTCGCCGCTGACGGCTTGTTCATTGCGATTGTCGCGTGGCCCTTGACCACTTTGGCTGGTTGCATCTTCATAATTAACACCTCCTTCTTTTTGTTTTAAATGCGAGGCAATATCGTCGAGGGAATACCCCTGTTGTTTTGCAACGCTAAAGCGTTCATCGGATTTAGCGATATGATCGAAAATTTCATCGTCGCTATATCCTTGTTGCCTTGCATCAGCAAGAGATTGTTCAGAAAAGGCCATTGTTAGAAGATTTCACTCAGCGGTTTTCTCGCTGGTTGTTCTTCTGTTGTAACTTGCGGAGTGGCAGAAGGCAAGGGAGATGGTGTGGGGAATCCAGATGGTTTGGTTTCTCCAAAGGAAGATGGCTTCATTCCAATTTGTTGAGTTGAAACATCCTTCATTTCCAATCCTGTTTTGGATTCATCGCTAAATACTTGTGGAACAGAATCCTTCAGCGGGATAACTCTTTCGTCCATTCCTCCCATTTTAATAATCGGTTCTCCTTTTGTTGTAATTCCAGCCACTCCAAGGTTTGCTCCAGTTGGGTCATATGATCTAGCTTTTTCAAACAACGCCCGTTCTTCAGCAATCCTAGCTTGCTCTTTCATCTGCTTAAACTGCTCGCCAATCATGGGGAGGTATTGATTATACCCCTTGTCAAAGTCGTAATTCCCCTGCTCATCAGTGGGGAACTTTGAAATATCCACATCAACCCCATACTTCGACCTCCCCTCATGCTGGATTCCCTGCGTGATTTCAGAGATTTGACCGATCTTGTTTTTAAGTGATTCGGTAATAGCTTGTCGCGTGTCCCTGTTCGACATCAAAAAATTAAAGTCAGCACTCTTGCGAAGCTGTTCAATAGCTTGGGGCGAATCCTTGCTCATCGGATTTAGAGACTCAAGCTTAAAGGCAAACTCATCTGCCTTGTCCAGCAATTCCTGCTTCTGTTCCTCTCTAGCCAGTCGGCGTTGCTCTGCCCTGTCTGCCCTTTCTTGCGACCTCATCTTAAAATCAAGCTCCTGCTCTGCCATTCTTTGCCTTCTTGCCTCAATCTCTTGGGACAATTCAAGCCTACGTTCTGCCCTTGTATCCTTTTCTTCAGATTGCAAGAACCTAGCCACATCAAGAATGTCTTTAACTTCCGATCTGTCAGCCTTTGCATCAGCTTGCTTTGAAAACGAACTCAAGAACGCATCGGCGTATGGATTTCTTCCTGCGCCAGATGGCCTAGTGCTAAAGGTTCGTGCTGATTCTTCGTATGCCATATTATTGCCCCAAAAAGGATGAAATTCTTTTTTTCCTTTCTTCTTCTTCAATTCTTCCTTGTTGACCAAGTTCTTTAATTATCATCCCCTTTCTCCTTTCTTCTTCTCCTGCTGGAAGTTTCCCTTCCGCTTTATCACGCTCTAGTTGTTTTATTGACCACGCGGCCCTTGTTTCTTGTTCTTCAGTTGGCTTTTCCCAAACCTTGTTCCCCTTGGTATCAATATACCATTTTGAATTAGTAAATGAATCGCTACCGCTAGTAGGAGAAACATTGGTTGTGTAGTATGGAACACCGCTTGCACTATATCTTAACCTTGTGTTTTCTGACCCCGGAAGTGGTATGCCTTCATTTTGCCTTTTTCCAGAGTCCGTGCCTCCATCACCTCGCATGGATTTAATTAAATCCATAGCTTTAATTAAAGAACCCGCTCCGGCATCGGCCCTTTGCGCCGAATTTTTTGCGCTTGTTGCTTGCATTGCTTCACCAGATTCAGATGAAAAATCAAACCCTTTAGAAAGAATGTCAGATTGCGGAACTGATCCAAGCCCTTGAAAGCCAATTCCATATCCTCCAAGGGGGGAAGGATTAATGTTTTGAGGTTGCCAGTTTGTAAACCCTTGTTGATACCACGGAATTTTTTGATCGTCGGCCATATATTTAGATTAAGTTTTGAATCCCCCCAGCCGCAAATGCTTTCGTCTGAATATCGACTTGCGCTTGCTCTCCCTCTTGGAAGGCAATAGTTTCATCATTAAGGCACTGATAAGCAAGACCCCAATAAACATTAGCTCGCTCCAGTTCATTAACATTGTCATAGTTATATGCCTGTACCCCATAACGATATGCGTTACGATTGGATGGAATAAGTAGGTCGTTATTGTTAACCAGAGGCACATACCCCCTCCTAACAATACAATACAAAGTTCTGTTTTCTGGAACGCGGCCAACCACGCGATACCTTTGCGTGTCAGAAGTAGCTCCACTTGGCAGATTGGAAGCAGGAGAAGGGCCAAGCCTAATAATCTGCGTATCTCCTACATAGTTGGCTGGCATATAGCCAATCCCGCCATCGTTGAATGGATACCAGTCGGATTGAATCTCCACAATCTCGCCATTGTCGTAGGTCGAATCAATCGCCATTACCTTCAACACACTCTCCACGCCGGGGACGGTATCAAAATAATAAGTGCCATCTTCAGCTTGGCTCACGTTGAAGGTTTTAATGAATCGGTTCCCCTTCCATTGTCCAGAGGAAATAAACCTCTCATTCACAAAATTAATAGCGTCAGCCACCGCTGGATCGCTTGCCCCTTGTGAGGTAACAAACGGAGCAAGCAGAGTCTTAGCTTGGGAAAACGTGAGGGATGGCATGGTTAATTTATCACTAACTTGTAGTTATAATAAAAGTCAATGAACTTTCTTCCAATCATCCCCATCGTCATCATCATCGTCAATCTCAATTTCCCCCTCAATTTCCACATCATCCAACTCATCGTTCATAAACTCGTTCATAAACACACTCATCATGCCCTTAACTGCAAACTCATTCCCTAGATTGCAGTTCAACATTACTGTTTCCCCGTCAATTTCCCTGCTTACCAAAATAATAGCATGGTCAAAGAATTCAGCAGTAAGGTTCCGTATCTGAAGAAGCCCCCTTTCGGATAGTTCCTTCTCACTTAACGGAGTCTCCGAAACTGGAGTTGTTTTGCGTTTTCTTGCCATGCTCCACTTGGAATAACTCCACAAGCATTAACTAGCAAGGATGTTGTCAATCTTCTCTTTAATTTCTGGCGTGATGCCTCCCCAACTCCAAAACTGACTCACATAAGCAGGGAATTCAGATGGGTGCATCCAATGAAACGCATCCCTGTGATGCTCATAAGCCCATTGGCCCAAGCTCTGAAACTCGCTAAACCTTCTCTCTGGTTGAATAGCCACCCAGTTATCCAGCGTCATCCCGTGCTTTTTTTGAATCCATTCCCGAAACTCCGCATAGATCCACTTTGGGTACACAATCGGCAAACGCCTCATATACTCGTTTGAATCCCTCCACCCCAACGTGACTGCGGCAATGTCAATCCAAGGCGAATCCGTGCCATCCTCGCGCAAATAAACAGGCTTCCCGCCAATAAATAGATCCCCAGCATATAGCTTCCTTTCCACAATGCAGTCAGAATCCAGATGCGCCACATAATCAGCCTCACAAAACTCATCAGCGTGGAGCTTGGTAATCTGTTGAGCCATATACCCCTCACAATTATCGTGAACAATATGCAAGCTCTCCCCATGCACAGAAGGCACATGAGCCAAATCTTCAGCAGGAACCGCAATATGCACCCGATTAAACCCGCTTGCAAACTTGTTTAGCGACTTCAAGGAATACCCCAGCCACTCAAAATCCTTCCTATATGATCTATAAAAGATGTCGCACCCCATGCACATTTTATTACATTATTTGAAATCTTTTGTAAAGATATTCCACATACGGCGACTGCCAATCTTCAACAAATCCATTAAAAACTAAAGTTTCCTATATCCAACACTATTGCCGATAGTGAAAGCTATAGTTGACATTGCACACTTACACTTGCCATGTGTATCGTGTACAATTTGTTTACAATTCCTAGACAGATGTGGACAAATGCAGAGGTTTTGTAGCGTCACGAAATAGGGTATAGCCAAATTAGGGAGTTTAGGGAGTTTAGGGAGTTTATCATTTGGCTTTGCAAGAAAAACTACCCACTATTTCCCTAAAAAATTACTATTCAAAGATGGTGCAAGTCACTTACCACCAATGAGTAGTGCGTAATTAATAGTATTCATGTGTTTACATTCAATAGGAACTATGCCTGTCCTTCTGAAAGGGACAACTTGATTGACTCCTGTTATTCCGATAGGGACAGATTGCCCAAAGGTAATAATTCCAGATTATACCAAATAGGTTATAATTCGCAACAAAAGTCGATTTAATACACCAAATCGAGGGCAATTCGTAACGGATGACGAGTTAAGGCATCAAGTCTGAAACACAAGTCGTGTTTAGAATCATATGCCCACATTCCCCGATAAGGGGATTATCCAAGCGTCTGCTAATCAACCCATGATTCATTTCACAGCACCAATCAAAACAAATCAATGCTAGTTATCAATATCTGATTCTCTTTCTTGTTTTGTTGCTTTTCTTCGATCTCCTTTTTCCAAAATACACATCATCCACATTCAACATCTTTTTAGCCATAACTCTAGCCATTTCACCAATTTTGTCTTTTTGAAACAACAGGGAATAACATACCCCACCAAACTCCAACTCAATCATTTTTCTTTGATCTTCAGTAAGATACCCAAACAACGCTTGCACATTTACTCGCTTCCTTCTTCTGTTTTTATTCTTTGTAGCCCGTTCAATCGCGTGAATTGCACTATGGCAATCCCTGCACAATACCTGCAAATCGCTGATCCGCTCATTCCCACCCCATCCTTTATATGTGAGGTGGTGAACATCATTTCCATCTTTGCCGCACTTGCCACAAATACATCCATAATAATCTAGCGCACCCTGCCGAATCTCCCTCCATAACGGAGACCTCAAATACTCCCTGTGCAACTCCTGCTTAATGGTGAGTCTCATTTAAGCATCCCCCTTTTCACAACGCCATTAATTCTTCTCTTTTGCCTTATAAGCCCCTTATGCCCCTTTGCCATCTTCCAGTATAACCCCCAGTCAACCCACCAAGGATCATCTCCCCTATACCCCCAACACACCAAATCGGCATCGTCGGGATTTATATCTCCATTTTGAAATCTGCGCTTGCCATCCAAGGCAACGCCATTTAATTTATCTCCAGCTTCGCTCATAGGTTGTTATGGGTTGAGGTTAAAGGCTGGCAGAGAATCCACTCTCTCCAGCCTTGATTTTTTATACCACTTGACTCCAATCAACGCAAGTGCAATTATTAACCCATGCCCCGTGGGAGGGTGCCACCCCATCCCTAGGAAAAGCCGCAAGGCCAATCCGACTAACGCATACAGGATACTGCAATAGCACGATTTGATAGAAATAGCGGGGGATCGAAGTCCTGTTTGCTCTCAATGGAAGTTTGGGTGATACGCCAAACCTCCTTGAGGCATCGCTTTGTCTGTATCCCTCAATGGAATTGCTTCTTCCATAATGACAACTTCAACTACCCAAACATGGAACTCACAACTCCATATCCAAAAAACATGGTAACAAAATACCATTTCATCGACATATCACTCCAATCATGTCTAAATTATACCAAAACCTAAACACATCACCAAAAAATTAGAATGAACCCTAAACCTCTCATGTATAACCAACACGACCAACTCAACCTCCACTCCTTCCAAGAAGCTACCAAACTAGCCTCACAAGGAGAAGAATTCTCACACCTAGTAAAATTCCTCACTCCAGAATACGGACTCCGACTCAAAATCTTCGTCCAATCACTACCACAATCAGTAGCGGAAAAAACAATCTATGGGAAAGTCCACTGGAACGACCAAGCAAAGACGAAAAAGAAAAGATAATGTCACTTTGGGAAAATGGTGAAAAATTGTATGGGGACTTTCGCGCAAGAGTGGCCGCGAAATTTAGAGGGTCCCAGGGGGTGCGCGTCAACGGCCCTAAAGAAAAAAAGAATCCTTTTTTTATGTTCTAGCCACTGGTCGCGTGGCCCTATTTAACGTGCCGCTTCCTACGTTAAATCGTCAAATGAACTCCAGGAATCGCGATAAGTCTTTTCCTACTCTGTAAACGTCGCGATATTATAACTATTTACTATGACTGTTATCTGATGTTATGGAGGGAATCCGCTGTGAGGTTCAGAATGTTGACCGACAAACCAGCCTTTGACCCATCTTCCCCGAATCCGTAAAGCTTCCCGGCTGTGTCCATGATGTCTTTGACCTTACGAGACTCTGAAAGGATCGCATCCGCTGGCAAAGTGGCGACATACTCGCCTGCTTTGGACATAGCTTGAGACATGTTCGCCTTAAATCCCTCTTTCTGGTTCTGAAAAACATCACTGATTGCATCGACAGCGTGACATACTGCAACAGCGTCGGGATGTTTCCTTTCTCTTTTGAGTTCCTGTATCTCTTCAGCCCTAGCGACTAGCTTTAGGGCATTGGCTGAAGTTTCCCATTGGTCACGCTTTGCCCATTGTCTAACCGTGGCAGGCTTTAGGCCGTGAGCCTTTGCCGCTTCTATTAGTGAGCCTGTAGCAACGTATGTTGCCCTTACTTGTTTCCTGTCCACTGCTAATTTTGAAGCCATGATTTTTTGCCTTTGCTTTGCCTTTTCTGTAACGTGACACTTTCTCCTTGTTTATGTCAATAGATCAATAACATCAAGATAACAGCGCGCGAGGATTGCCTGTATCGAGTTTTCCCGTGGTGGTTGGTATGGTGACAAGGGGGAGATTTTCCATGAATGGGTGATGATCCATGAAAATATTTTCGTCATACAAATGTCCCTTAGAGGCTGATGGAGTGGGAGGGTCAACAACTATTTTTCAAATCGTGAAAATATATTTATTGAAGAAAAGTCTGCTTTGAGTATTGTGCAAAAAGCTGGCAATCCCGCCAGCGCAACAACCAAAAAAACAACATGAACACCACAACACCAAAAGGAGAAACAATGAAATCGTACTATGCGCACAACTACGGGTATCAGCCCGAGACGGTGAAAGCCTTCGACAAAGTTCCATACGGAACGATCGCACATCAAACGCATTGCATTGGGATGAACGGAACGGAACCGCTCATCGTGATCCTTGATAGCCTGATCCGTTATGCCAAGGCGCACGAAGCCAGCTTCGAAAGCAAGCTTTCGGAAGATTACTTCCTCGGGCCGCTCTTCCTCCAGGCATTGACCGCAACCCGCGATCTTCTAAACGGAAATGGTGCAGTGGCTAATGAGATCAGCGCAAAAACTGGAAAGCCTTGCCGTGATTCAAAAGACAACGGGGCTTGTGAGTCTATGTTCTGGGATGCCCTGAGCATTGCAGGATTTACAGAGGAAGACATCTAAAACAAAGGAGAAAAAACAGTGAAAACATACAAAATCATCCGAGGATTCTTTGACGGTGATCGTGAGATTATCGCCGCGGGATTGACACTGGCGGAAGCGCAAGAGCATTGCAGGGATACGGAAACCAGTTCCCGCACCTGTTCAGAGGAGACCTTGCAGGAAGTAGGAACCAGCAGAGGAGTATGGTTTGACGGTTATGAGGAAGAATAAACAATGAAATCCCTTATTCTTCACGCCGTGCAATTCCTTTTATGGCTGGCATTCGTTCTATTCATTCTGATCTGCCTGTTCTGGAATTAATAACAAAAAACATTATGAAAAAAATCACACTAAAAGAACATCCTGATTTTTCTGGAGTTTGGCTTGGCAAGCATGGGAAAACCCCGTTTTGCGTAGTGTTGCCAAATTATCAAATTGAATTGGGTATAAAGCCCTCCCCTTCCTCGGTAAGGGAAGCAATAGAGGCCACAAGTTCACCGGGAGACAATCCATTAGGGGATTTTCTCCTCTGTTTTGCCTAGCCTCCCGACATCCTCCCCCTTGCCTAGCAGGGGGGAGAAGCCGGGGGGATAGCTTCACGGGGTAATCTGTAGCCTTTACAGAGTAACAAAAAAAATATGACAACGCGAGAAAAGTTGATGGAAGATTATGCAGACTGGCGGAACAACTATCTCACCCCCGCTCTATTCGCGGAGCATAGGGGATTGACGGAAGAAGAGGGGAAGCTACTAATTGAACTAGGCCGATTGACTGCTTCCCACGATCACCCGGAAGCATAATCAAGTCAAATGGGAAATCAAATGACAATACACGAGATAACGCATTGTAGAGACTGGATCGCATTCTGTAGTCTTAAAAGGAAAGAATTAATCCAATACCTTGCCCACTTCGGGATTGTAGAAACTGAAACATCAGGATTGGTAAAAAATTCCAAGATGTCAAAACTTCGGGAGATGGTTTGCCAAGTTATGAAAAGGGAAAGGGGGATTTAGTCAAAGAAAAGGGAAGGGGATTTTCCCCTTCCCTTTTTCGTGCCCTTAATGTTCCAGCCCTTACCCTAAAAAGTTTTTTTATTCTGATCCCTTCCTGCCTATTTCATTTCGCTTTTTTGAATAGGTATTTGCCTATCCTATCGGATAGGTGATTTCATAAAGCTACCCCGCATGGATTTGAACCATGAATGTTAGTGCCAAAAACTAAAGTGTTACCGTTACACTACAGGGTATAAATTAAATAGGTGATTTCATCCTGCTTTTATGCAGGTGATTTTATATCGCTTTTTGTGCAGGTGATTTCATTTTGCCATATGAAAAGTCGTGTCTAAATCCATTTTTAAGCCCCTTGGCCTCTAGCCATTTGTCGCAAGCGGTTCCAACCACTCTTGAAAGGGATACCAAGTATTGATGTTCCTCGCTAACGCGATCAATGGTTTCGATTCCTGCATGTGGTAGGTAATTTTTAACTTTTTCTTTTTTCATATTGTTATGTTATTTAAGTAAAACTTTATTCGATTTATGCCACTCCGTTGATGGTTATTTTCGTAGGGATTTTAATATGCCTGTAAGCCTCTCGACCTCGGCCTCTGCTTTCTCTGCTCGCTTGCAGGCAATACGAAACTCGGTATCCAGGAACGAATTGATGTCCTGTGATTGGAGCAAGTCGGATTCTGTCTTGAGGAGTTGGTGATTTAGCTTTGCGACCTCGGCCTTGGATGCGGCGAGTTCTTGGTCTAAGAGATTCCTGTCTTCAATCATGGTGTCCCTAGACATTCTGGTATTCTCCAAGATGTTGTTGAGCCTTGCGACCTCGGCCTCTGCTCTCTTCCTCGTCTCGCGTTCCTGCCGCAGTTCTTCAGCATTGCAAGTTGCGTCTAGCTCCTTCTGGAGTCGGGCGACCTCGGCCTGTGATGCGTTTAGTTTTGGTAGATATTCTCCTCGGATCTCAACTCCGATACGATTCCTCTTTTGCTTGATCTTTTCTACCTCGGCCTGTGATGCGGCGAGTTCTCGCTCAATCATTCCGCAGGCCGTGTAATGCACCCAGTCTGAGGTTTTGCCGTCGAAGTATCGCTCACGAGCGGCATCAGTGCGCGGTGTGTCGGTGGTCATTTTTGGTTTTTCTTGAGTTGTTCGATCTCGTCGCGGAGGTAGCGGAGGCAGTCCACGATTACAACATGGTTGTGGATGTCAGCGGCCCTTGATGCTTCGCGGGTAAGGTAGTCTAACTCCTTCTCCAGCGGTTCAATGCGTTTTCCTTCGGCTCGGATTCGCCATTCGGGAGTGGGTTCAGGCGTATTTGCAATCTTCTCAAGCTCATCTTCACCGATTAGCAAACGGATCTTTCTGACCTCTTCTGCTTTTTCGGGAGACATCTTTTCGCGGATGACTTGGATTTTGGGAGGGGCCTCCTCTGGCGAGGGGGCGAGTCGGGCTAGTTGAAGTTCCTCCTTGAGCCTTGCGACCTCTGCTTCGGCTTTCTCGGCTCGTCCTGTATATTCGGTCAAAGCAAACGCTGTCTTGCAATACTCATCTTTTGTTGCAGACAGTTCGCGCTCTGCTATTTCGGCTTTCGCTTTCCATGTTTCTTCGGGCCAAGGCGCGTCTAGCGCGGCTTTTAATTTTGCTAATTCTTTTGCCAGGCTCATTTGTTCAGTAGGTCGTGGTAGCGGTCCATGATTTCTCGGACTTCGGCCTCTGTTGGGTAGTCACGCCGCGACCACTCATAGAACTCTTGTATAAGTTCTTGCAGGCAGATGTTTTCTGTGTGGAGCTTGTCGATTTCCGACTGGGTATTTTTACAGGTTTCAAGGTGAGCTTTTCGCGCCTTTTTCCACCCATCGTGCAGGCCACGGATTAGTTCTTCGGCTTTTGCTAGTCTCTCCCTGAGCCTCTCGACCTCGGCCTGTGCCGTGCATTGGTTCTCTAGTGAGATGGCAAGCTCTAGTTCAAGTATGTTGATTGCAATACAACCGCCTTGCATGAGAGCGTCTGTGCGTGGTGTACTACTCACTTCGTTCGTGTCGGTTGTCATTTTCTTAAAAGGTTGCCGCCAGCGGGGTTACTCGCTCCACAAGACGATTTGGTTGTCTGTGAATCCCCGCTGACGGGTTAATCCTAGCTCAATACGCTTTCAATATATGCGTTGATGGAGCAAATGACGCAGTTAGCCTTATCCTCGCCATCTTGTCCGTGGTTATATCCCTCTTCATCCTTCGTTGCGGCCTCAATAAACTGCGCGATGTCGTGCAGGAATGAAAGGCTTTCCGTGGATGAGGCGAACAGCTTGGCAATGCGCAATGCCTCTTGCGGCCCTGCTTGCTCGCTAATCTTTGCAACTCCCCTATCATTGGCATCCAGAACCATATCCGCATCAGCACGGAACGGAAGCTGGAATGGGTTCTCCTCCTTGAATTCGTTGGGAACGATTAGGTTGCTCATAGAATTTCAATCCCCTGCTCGTCTCCAAACCCTTCTACTTCCTCATGCGATCCTCCAACAAAGAAAACAATGCAGTTCCCTTCGTCGGCATTTACGATGTAGGCAATGTTATCTGGATTGGCGTAAATTGTTTCTCTGCCAGAGGTTGTTAGTCTAATCAGTTTCATGGTGTTATGCGATTTGGTATTGGGAAAAACGCTTCCCGTTCTTGTTGATGGTTTTCTCGTTGATGGCAAGCCCCTCGCTCCTCATCTCGTGGATACGGGCGGCTAACCTAAAGCATCCAAACTTGTTGAGTGCTTGGAGTGCCGTTAGGGGCTTCCCTGTGGCGAGGTATTTCATTATCATCAGCGATTGTGCTGGTCGTTTGTGTTTCTTTTTCATTGGTTGCGTTTGTAGTGTGTTAGTGTGGTTCTGATCTCATCGGCTATTTTTTTGGTTTTGCCTAGAGAATTGTAGCGGTTGATAAGTTCAAGCGATTGTAGCAATGCGTCCAGTTCGGCTTGTAGGTGGTTGATTAGTTCTTCTTTAGAATCCATTTTCCTCCTTGTGTTTTAGGTTGTTGATCTCCTTCTTTGTTTCTTGAAGGGAGATTTTATTCAGCATCATCGTGCATTCCAGAGGATGATCCCTGTAGAAGAGGGCAATGCTTCGCTCTGTCTTTTTGCGGCTATACTCAAGCACCTGGAACGCACCAATCAGGAGCGCACCCACGATGCCAAGTGTGCCAGTAATGATGACGATAGTAATCATTTGGATGTTTCGTTGAAGTTTTGAATAAGCTTTTCTACTGCATTCCATTTAGATCGCTCTACGGCTTTTGACGCTTCAAGTAAGCAAGCTCCAAGTCCATCGCTTCGCTTGTGCTTGAAAGTGGTAATGACTTCGTGGTTGATTCTAACCTCGTAGTTTCTTTCTCCAAGGGGATTGGATTCATCTCCCCCTCCAATGTTGACAATGGCGATCATTGGAGGATTTTTGTCATGGCCTCGTTGATGGCTTCCGCTTGTTGGAAGAACATGGAGTCCAGCCTGTCAAAATGGGCTGGCTGTTTGAGGTTGCGGTATGGGGATTCCACTGCCTTCTTCAACGCGATCAAATCGTTGAGGATGATTCGCGCACGGGGAACGGAGATTCGGATCTCATCCAGTCCTGCGTGTTCGGCTTGGGTGATACTGACCTTGAAGAGCGCATCATGCGCTACAACTGCGTCTGCCTTGGCTTTCATTATGGTGTTCATGTTTTGTTCAGCGGAGGTTGTGCCGCTTGGTATGAGTCTTTCAGAATTTTTGAATGAGTCAACACACAAAATGAAAAAAATTTCATCGGCCCTGGAGCTAGTGTTTATGCGGTTAAAAGGAAAGGGCGAGGATTTCTCCTCGCCCTTGATGCGTGTTCAACAGACGGAACATGAACCGCCGTCCAAGGTTCTCCCTTGGCTCTATTCGCAAAATCTCAATCTCGCCTTGACTTGGTTCCAGAACACTTCCACTTGGCCCGTGATAGGCGAAGAGGAGAGTTGGGATCTTTTGCCGCCGCTGGGTGCTTCTTCATTTGACCCGCAGAACGAGCGCAATAGGAATCTCCCTTGCTTGTTCCCGGCTTGATGGTCGCCCCCTTCTGCCCATATCGGACAGTCTTCTCCCTGCCAGTTTTAGGGTTTGTGATAGTCTTGGAGAATTTCTTTTCCATATTAAAATGGAATGTCTTCGTCCCTATCCTTCGGGGCGTAGCCGTTGCTCTTGTCCTTGTTGTGCTGGTCAAAGCCCTTCTTCTTGTAAGGCTCGCCAATCTTCATGGAAAGGAATTCCTTCCCTGCCTTGCTGGTCTTCTCCCAAATGCTGATCTCGTATTCCTTCCCGTTCACATTGATCGGGCCACTCCACTTGGGGGCGTTGGGGTTTGCATTTTCTTTGCGGAATGCGGCTCCGCTATTGGTGTTGTCGTATGGCATAGTGTTGGTTGGTTACTTCTCGTCAAAGCGCATAAAGCTCTCACGAAATTCAAGAGGGATTCTAGCCCGTCCACAGGCTCTTGCAAGCCTTATATTTAAGAACCATTGGTTCTCATCGTCGCGTTCAATCACCAAGAAAAGGTCGCAGTCGTGTTCGATTGCTCTGGATTCGCGGCTTGCCCCGTCAGCGTTAAGCTGGGTAAGGGCAATGATGGTGATGTTGAGTTCCTTGGCAAGCTGTTTAAGCGTCCTAGAAGCCTCTGCAACCTGTCTTTCGCGGCTGTCCTTACGATCTGCGGGGGATAGCAACTGAATGTAATCTACGACGATTATACGAGTCCTGTGAACGGCACACATACGGCGCATTGCCGCCCGTAGTTGAAGCGGGTTCACATCCCCTTCGTCGCGAATGAAGATAGGGAGTAATGATGCCTGTGCCGCCGCCCTTGAAATGCCATCAATGTCTCGCTTGCTAGGCTCCTTGCTTAACACGCTGATGTCCACTCCACCATAAGATGAAACGAATCGGTCAAACAACTCACCACTACTCATCTCTAGGCTGATGAATCCCACGGGATGTCCAGCGTTGGCGGCACGGGTAGCCATGTTGACTGCCATGCTGGTCTTCCCTCCCTTGGTTGCGGCTCCGATTACGATCAGTTGCCCCTCACGGAAGCCCCCTGTAATATCATCCAATGGCTTAAATCCAGTTGTAACGCCAATCAGCTTTCCCCTGTTCTTAAAGATTTCCTCGTAGGCGTTGACCCTGTTTAGAGCAACCTCTTTCAGCGATTCAATACGCCCCTTGCTCTCTGCATCAGCGGCTACAGCGACCAATGCTTTCTGAACAACTTCGCTTAACTCTCCTGCCTCCGCTGGATTGTGGGCTGAAGCGATAATCCTTTCGGCGGCAGAGATAGCTAGTCGTGCCGTGTGTTTGTGTCGAAGGATCTCTAGGTATTCGCGCCAGTTTGATTGAACAGATGGGGCCATGAAGCATTCCGTTAAGAATGCCGCACCACCCGCATCATCCAATGTCCCTGCATTGGACATGGCATCTGTGAGCGTGACTAGATCGCAGTCCTTCCCTTCCTTCCATAGTTCCAATGCCGATTCAAAGACTCGCTTGTGGCAAGGGTGATGAAATAGCTTGGGAGAGGCATAGTCTGCCGCCTCGTTTAGAATGCTGATGTTCTGGATCGCGCAAGAAAGGAATGCTTTCTCTGCGTCAAGGCTGGCTGGTGTTGTTGTCATGGTTTTTGCTGATTTCTGTTTTGAGTAGTTCGTATGCTTCCTGCATCTCTGATCGGTCTGCCCCGTCAACTGCGGCCTTGGCTAGGATCATTGCCGCATTGCGTTGCTTCATAACTTCGGAAAGCCTATCAAGCATGGCGTTAAAGTTCTTTTCTGTGTAGGGAGTGGTCATAGCTCCCATGCGTCTTCTCCGTCTAAATCTTGCCCGATGATGGTAGCCTTAAATCCAAGGTGATTTAGCAAGTTTTTAAGGTTGTTGTGTTCGCATGGGCCAGTTGCCGCTTCAACTCCATCAACAAAGATAGTCGCGCCAGACTCATAGCAACATCCATCAGCGCATTGGTGCGTGTATGGTCGGATTGTGATGGTTATGTTTTTCATTTCTTCTTCCTCCCACGGGGCTTGGGTTCTGGCTTAGCGGCTTGCATGGCCCAATAAAGTTCAACTTGCTTCTGGAAGACAAACCACTCCTTTGACAAGTCATCGCGCCAGATAACCTCAAAGTCTCCTTCCTCTTCCTTGCCGATTCGGACGATTGCGTGGTTGGTGATCCTGTGGTCTTCAGCATCAATCTCGCCTTCCCATCCATTGCAATTCCATAGCTGTGCGTATCCAGCGCATTGCCTCCAATAGCTCTCGCTGATTTTCTTACTAGTCTTGAAGTCAATTAACACATGATCTCCATTCGGTTTCTTGGCGATCAAGTCAATGGTTCCTCCGTACTTGTAAGCCTCGTTTACAAGTTGAATCTCCGTTGCTACCTTCTCAAGGTTCTGCTCATCCCACCAATCAACAAACTTGTTGTAGCACAAAAGAGCCTTGTCAATGTCCTCCTGTCCATAGTCGGATAGATCGGCCACTTGATTATTCAAGAAGCACTCGATAAGGAAATGAGCAATCGTGCCAATGTCTGCGGCCTTGTCTCGCTCCTTACGATAGTCCTTGCCCTCAGTTCCTAGTTTCCATGCCCAATGAAGCAATGCGCTTGCATCGTCTCCAATCTTGCAGATGGTTGACCCTCCGGGAACTTTCGTGCCATCGGATAGGTGGTAGGTTTGGTGTGGAGCGTTGCGCTCTAGTTTTACTTTGTTCATAAATTTATTTAGTTAATGATTCTGAAAGAAGTCTGAATGCTGTTGCCGCCACGATTGGAACCTGACCATTTCCAATGGCTTTAAGTCTGTCCACCCTATCGGCCACCCCATTAGCCACTCGACCCAATCTGGATTCAATGCCCCAGATGTGTCCGACACGCTCTGCCCAAGACCTATCTGCTTCCCCTTCTCTTTTCTCCGCTGGATCACTGGCATACCAATATGACCCCTGTCTCGGTTGTCGCTTGCACATGGAGTCGGCCACATACTCCGTCCTACAATTGTTTCCAAGTTTTGAAAGCGATTCTCGTTCCAGACTGAATCCGGAGTTATCGTCGCCGCCATTGCAGAACAACTGAGTGGAGTAGGCCATATCATTCCCTGTCTTTTCTTCAATGCTTTCCTGCTGCTGCTGCCCCCATCCAGCCCCGTTGTGTTGGGAGTATGAAAGAAATTTATCCCGTCTGGCTGTAATCCAGATTCGTTCTCTTCTATGAGGTGCGCCGACATGGTAAGCTCCCACAACTCCCCATCGTGCATCATACCCCATTTCGGAAAGATCGCCAAGCACTCGGTCAAGTCCTCGAAGAGTAAGCATTGGTGAGTTCTCCACGAATGCGTATTTGGGTCGTATTTCGCCAATGATTCTGGCCATTTCTGACCAGAGACCGCTTCGTTCTCCTGTGATCCCGGCTCCTTTTCCTGCTGCTGAGATGTCTTGACAGGGAAAACCCCCGCAGACGACATCGACTTTTCCTCTCCACGGGTTGCCGTCAAATGTTGTAACATCATCCCATATTGGGAACTTTGGCAAGATTCCATCTCGTTGCCGTTGGAGCAAGACTCGTCGGCAATAAGGTTCAATCTCAACAGCACATACTGTGGTATGTCCGAGAAGGTGTCCGCCGAGGATTCCTCCCCCTGCTCCTGCAAAAAGGTGTAGCTCATTCATGTTCCTCCTAATCCTCAAGTTCTGATTCCACCGCCTCAAGATCCACTTCAGTTCCGCATTCCTCGCATTCCTGTGGATATACTTCTGCTGACGATCCTTGTTCTGCGTCCTCAAAGCGTCCACTCATATTCTTGTCTAGAGTTGCTGGTGTGAAGCGAATTTCAAACTCATGTTCGCATTCTTCGTTTTGGCAAGTGTAGTCTATTTTCATTGTTTTTTTGTTGTTGCGAGGATGGTGAGTCCTCTGGTTCGTCCCTAGCTATACGAGGTGGTGATTTCGTGGTCAAGCGCAAATTTTTCCCAATCTTCGTCATTGATTCCATCAGTTGCCGTGGCGTTCCCAAGCCCATTCTGGTTTACGAAAACCTCCACCAGCAAGGCAAGAGCATCAGCCCTGTCAGGTGAATTGCCCTTGGTTCGCTTCTTCAAATCCTTCTTGCTCTCAAGCACCATTTTCTCGTTCTTGAGCGAGTAGATACGAGCGCATAGCTCCCTTGCCGTCTGATCGTCAAGCCCCCTCATGCGACCTGCCATGACCACGACTTTGATTTGCCCCCATAATTGGCTAACGCGATTGGCATAGACTTGCTTGGCTGGCCTTGTGTCCTCAACGGAAATTGGAGCTTCAGTTGCCGCCCCTCCAAAGCTGATGCGGTGGAATCCATTCTGCCAACGCTGAGAAATGATGTCTGCTATTCCTGCGCCTCCACCAGTAGCGTCAAGCGCAAAGTTTTCTGGACGCACGTTATGCTTTTTCAGTAATTCAATCGTCTGATCTGCCACTTGATAGAACAACGGGTAACTTGCGTCTTCCATGAGGTTCAGTCGGATTATCTCATCGGCAAGTAGCATCATCTGCCCGTCCTCTGCCTTGCCCATCTTGCCAAGTCGGAAAATACAATCGTCGCCATCAGTCGTGAATGCAGGATCAAGGGCGGCAATGGTCGTGATGCCTCCACCAGCCCACAGCACGTTATCCCTAGCACCCCCTTCAGCAATCGTAGGGGCATCTAGGAGCGTGTTTCTTGCGCCTCCCTTGCTCCACATCCCCCTGCAATAAGAATTCCATTCTAGGCTTCCTTCGCCAAAGTTCTTGCGGATTGTATCCACGTTGTCCTGCCCAAACAAATATGGATAGATTGTCCTGCCAGCCTTGATGTTGGGGGACTTCAGCCCGTCAAATCGGACGCATACGCCAGACTTGGTTTCCCAAAACTCATCGTCATCCTGTATACTACCCCATCCCATCTTCGGTTCACAGAACAGCCCGTGAGGATCGAACATGGATGATGCGTTGGCAATGGCAATGAAGTGGTAGAAGTCAGTTCCAACCTCCAAGTTCGCCCTTGCTGAAAATACCGCCGGGTTTGTTTGGGCCGCCTCGTCCACAAGAATCACCATCCGTGGCAAGTGGACACCCTGTAGCTTTCCAACCGCTTGCTCAACGGCTCCACTATCCACGGCAAGGGCTATGATGGCAGAGCGATCATCTCCCTTTTCAAACTGGATCTTGGTTTGTGAGTCAACGAGGTTCAGCCCAAACAGCGGAGAGACGGGTCGAACAAACTTCATCATCTCTGCCCAAATGCGACCACGCAATGATGGAACGGTTGTTGAAGTCAGTGCCACACGGGTTCCCATAGGCTTTGCCAAATACTCCACTAGCGAAAGAAGCGTGAATGTGAATGTCTTCCCTGCCGCCGCACACCCAGTAACTCCGATCTCGTTGTGATTAGTCCAGGCCCATAGAGCAAGTTCGTTCCAATCATTCCATCTAGTCATCACATCGGGCCAGAGCATACCAATGCAATGCTTGATATGCTGTCCACGACTCAAGCCAGAGAATCGGCTTGGGTCATGGTTAGCCACCATCAGCAACTCAATCTCTAGTTGAGTTACCTTCGGGAACTTGCTGACATCCAGCCCGTAGGTCTGGAGCTTCATGGATTAAAGCCCCTTCAGCTGATTCCTGATCGAATCAAGTGCCGACTTCGGCTTGCTGGAAGACTCCTCATCAGAAGAGGATCGGTTAATCCTTGGCTGGACACTAGCCGCTTGCTTGGCACGGGTCTTGTATTTGGCAAGCTCTGCCTCAACCTGCGATAGCTTGTCAACCGCATCCTTCGCAATGACTGCAAGGAACGGGGCAATAGCCATGTCGTTCTTACTGGCAGTCCCAAGGAAGATATTCTTTGCGGCGGCAAACCTTTCCTCAACCATCTTGTTTGCTTCATCGTCATCCCCCTTGCGGAAGAAATCAGACTGATTGGAAAGATGATTAGCAACGCGATCAAAATTCTTTGTCAGCTTCTCATTAAAGGAATTCCTTTCATTCTCCTCCTCTTGAATCAAGGCTTGGTTGGTGGAACGATAGTTTTCAATAGCAGACTCAAGCGATCCCCGCTTTCTATCCGCATCATTAATAAGTTCAAGGAATTGACTAGCGGCGGCTCCACCCCCAAATGCTTCGTCAATAAACTCAATTCGCTCCTTGCCCTTCAACGAAAACGCCCTTTCTGCGATCTTGGCATCATCTGCCATCTCTTGTGCATAGGCTACGGCATTCTGAATGGCTTGCTCATAGGGAGCTTGGAACTTGTCGCGAAACTTGGGAGACTTCTCAAATGCAGTCTTCTCAAGAGTGGCTTCCATCTCCTCCAGCTTGCGCTGATACTCAGAAAGTTTCTCCTCCTTGCCCTTGGCCTCTAGCTCATAAGCCTCTGCCTTCTTGCGAAGCTCTGCGATATTGTCCTCCTTGGACTTCTTCTTTGGCTTCTCATCCAAGATAGGATCTTCATCTTTGGACAAATCAAGGTCATCAATCGACAGGTCAGCAAGGCTCTTCTTCTCGACCTTCTTCTCCTGCTTGGGTTCCTCAATTTCATTTTCTCCACCCTCAAGGTGCTTTAGGAATTCCGATGAAGTCATCTCCTGCACCTCTTCAATGCCCTGTGGCGTTTGCTCGACTTGCGAGTAATCAACCTTGGGAATCTCTGGTGCTTTGAATCTCTTGCTAATGTTATCCTGCCAAGAATCAACTGGTGCTTCTGGCGTGGTTGCTACGATGGGGTCTGCTGGTTGTGTGTTGGTTTCGCTCATATTGGGTTAAATTAAAATTCGCCTTGGTAGGTTGGTGTAATTGGTGCTAGTTCATCGTCGGATTGAACCAGAGCCAAGTTAGCAAGATCACTCCAAGCAGAAGCCCTGCCGCAATCCCAACCAAAAAGGACATGGGAGTTGTTTGCAGATTGTAGAAGTGAGGGGCCACTTCCGATTGTCTTTGCCATTGTTTGACTTTCCAGAAGGGCAAGTGCCTCTTGCATGATCGGCTGGTTAAGTAGTTCAGCAAGTGCCGTGGCATTCTTTGGGTCTTTTCTCCACTCATTGTATGTCATTTCATTAGTTCAGTTAGGGATTAATAATTACTCGCTTTCTTCCTCCATGTCGATAGCCTGTGCGTCTCGTATGGTTTGAATCAATAGCTTGTGAGCTAGGGCAAGTTCGGAATCCTTTCCATGAAAGGTTCTGTGATACATATACCTATCATAGATCAGAGCCACAATTTGCTCCGTTGCCTCTAGCTTTCCTTGATCGAATGGGTTCATTTTGATATGCGTCGGATTTCTCTCTGCAAATACCAAACTGCTTTGGTTAGGTCTTCAACTTCGGTAGCTTTGTTTTTATATCCAGCCCGTGAGATATACTTTACGGCATTACCGCGATTAAAGTTCATGCACTCGGTGATGGTGATTATCTCAACAGGATAAATATCCTTGTAGTGGCTTGGGTTGATGGGGTCATTAGCCCCATCATTCGTGGTGGTCATTGGTTTTTATTTTGGTGTTTTACTGGGGAATGTTGGTAATTATGCCTCTTCTATAAAGCTCGTCAAGCAATTCTTTATCAGAAAAATTTTGAATCGACCCAAACTTTCTTCTGTTACAGGCTTGAACTTCCCTTGTTGCCCATCGAACATTTCCAGCTTCATAATTTCCATTTACATTTATTCTATCAAGTGAATAAGACGGATCTGGCCTTTTACCTACATGGGAAAAGAATTTTTCAAATCCATCTTTTTTGTTCCACTCATCACAAACTCTTATTCCGCGATCAAAATATGCTCTTTTTACTGCAATATCTGTTTCTTTGCCAGAGCATCTTCGCCGCATTCCAAGCCATGCGTTATATTCTGGAGTGCGTGATCTTCCATGTTTTACAGATATTGTTCCAGATTTAACTTGCTCTCTATGCAGGCATCCGCAACTTTTGTATATGCCAGTAGATAATGCGCTATGAGTATATTTAATGCGACTTCCGCAATCGCAAATACAATTATATGACCACCTTTTATTCTTGGAAATAATTTTTAATTTTCCAATTTTTTGACCAGCTAAACTTGTTTTATTTGTTATCAAGGTGCTGTGCTTGCGTATTTAGAGGCCAGCTTAACCTTATCTATCATTAGCTTTTGAGCAACTTGCTTATCCTTTAGGGCAAGCTGGTGTTGCATCTTTTGCTGTTTCAGCATTGCGTCATTCTGGAACTTGGCTTGATCCAACTCGATCTTGTTCATAGCCACCATCATTTGAGGAGTTTGTTGAGGTTGCTGTTGCTGTTCCATCATCGCCTCCTGCTCGCGCTCCTGCAAGTCCTGCGCCATGCTGTTAATCTGATCGGTAATCTTCATAAGCTCACCAACCTGCTCGTTCATGTTATCAAACTGCTCCTTGCGGGTAGGATCATTCTCCATATTCTGAAGGTGAACCAGCATATGCGGCAATGCGGCAGACATGATCTGTGCCGCTTGGCGAGGATCGACTTGTTGATCTTGAACGCCTTGAACAATCTGACCAGCAAATTGCAGGTGGACGTTAAGGTGAACAAAGTGGTTTTGGTCAGGATCAACGATGACTTGACCTCCGCTCTGGAACGCATTGTTCTCAAGCGAGGCAATAGACATATCGTTTCCATCTGGTTTAGTCTCTTCGGGGATACCAAAGGTATCAACGCCAGTCTGCCCAGCGATAGCCGCAATGTTGGCGTTAATAACACGCTTGCGGTTCGACTCTGGAAGCTGGGGAAGGTATTGCCCAATAAGCTCCATAGCTTGCATACGGGCGGCAGACGATCCCTGCCCAATGCTACGGGTCGCCTTGACTGAATCAATGTCAATCATTGCGGCGGCTGGCACTCCACGCTTAATGCAAGCCTCTTGGAAGGCAATGGCCTCTGGCCCTCCATGATCTTCCTCTACGATATTCGGATTAGCCAAGCGGCGATAAACCTCTTTGTAGTGAAGGTCAAGTGACTGAAGGTAGATTTCTGCACGGGTATTAGTGAGTCGGCTCTTTTCGCCAATCTCAATCTCAACTTCCTTGTTACTCTTCTTCCTTCCACTACCAGATACAGAAGGCATATACGATCCAGTCTGATCGGCTTCCTGCCCTTGGAACATTTGAGCAACTGCCATTGCCGCTTGCAGATTGGCAGTCGTGTTGACCTGCACTAGATTGAGTCCGGGGGGAAGAATGCGATAAGGCCCAAGCTGGATTGTCTTCAATCCCTCTGCATCCTTCGCAGAATTAGGCTGGAACATGGTAGCACCAGAAAGAATTGCGCCCTCAACCGTCTGGTTGTTAAGGCGATTCATTGCCTCTGCCCAAGGATATAGAGCCTGTCCTAGCCCACGAACGCCATGATAGTATCCATTGCCAACGCCATTAAGGAACACCGTAAAGGCATTAGAGAACTTCTTGTAACGGCTAGGAACTTCACAAAGGAATTCCGTGCCATTCAAACGATCAAAGATGTAGTGAGAAATGCGCCCGTCATACTCACGAACAAACATATGCGCCACCTTGATAACCTTGGACTTTGCATAGCTGTAGTAAAGAGCGTTGTTCTTTAGCTCCCTCTGATACCACTCCCAAGGGCGGCGTTGATCCTGTTCATCAACCTTGGCATCCATAATGGCTTGCTGGCATTCATCAACATTCCAGCCACCACGCTCTGCCGCTTCGGAATCTTCGATATAGCGATAAAGCTCCTCGCAATACATCTCATCCAATACATAACAAAACTCCCAAGAGTCTTGATCCACTCCAGCCCCCTTGGGAACAACCAATGCCCAAGGTTCAATAGCTTTTGCGCGGAAGTCAGTGCCATCTGCCCAGTAAAGACATCCCTGCCCGTGGATGGTCAGTTGCTTGACTGCCACCTGATGTTGCGTAATGAAGCTAGGATTGGTCTTAACCAGAGCATTGTGTGCCTCTTCGGTAATGATGCGGCTCCACTCTTCCCTCTTGCCCATGTCTTTCCCGTACTTTGTCTTGACGGTCATGTAGTGAGGAACAGAAGTAAGGATGTCAAAGTAAGGGATAACTGCCGCCTCAATTTTTGCCCCCGCGTGTCCCCAGTTTACGTTGATTCTATCGCTCTGCCCAAGCTCCCTCAACTGCTGTTCGTTGTAAGGAGGATTGCCATCAATGATTCCTTGAATCTGCGAACGACGATGAGAAGCGATCTGGTCGTCTTCAATCAAAGTATAAAGCATTGACCTAGCAGAACTTGCGTCTTTTACGCGAGTTTTTGGAACAGCTTCCCCAACATTGGGGTCTATCAATGCGTTTTCAATCATATCTTTAATAGGGAATCTGCTTGTGTAGTGTCGGGGTTTTTAACCCAACACCAGTCGGGCCTAGCGTTAGTTGTCTCATTTTTCTCCCCAGTTAGCAATAGATTTCGGTTGACATGAACAATCGCCTCATTCTTGCAACCGCATATCCCACAACTCTGTAGAAACCTATCTGATGGGGTTGTTCTATCTCCCTTAACTTTGGCAACTGTGCTAGTGATCGCTTGGCCTACAGCACATCCAGAACAAAAGTTAGATGGCATATTATAGTAACAACGAGAGCATATTTCAGCACGTTTGTTAGCCTCGTTTTGCGTAACGAATACCTCTTCCCCTTTTGCAACAGACATAGCCATTGCCGCTAGAGATTGAATTCCCTTTAGGATCTTCTCTCCAGATAGGTTTGGAACGAATCCTCTTCCATCTCCTCCATCAACATAGTTGCACCAGCCAGAAGGCAGCTTCCTGCAAATCTGATCCTCCACCCTATCCCTCCAGTCGCTAGGCAATGGAATTTTATTGTCCCTGTAATGGTTATGAACACGATCAAAAAGCTCATCCAGAGACATGACATCAGCGATTCGGTATCCGTTTTCTGGAACAACGAATGTAAATTTCCCCGGAGGGATCAGGTTCTTTTGGATTAGCTTTTGATAATTCATAGCGAGGCTAGGGCATCATTTAGCTTTTTGTTCTCATCCTGCAATTGCTTTATAAGAGAATCGTTCTTTTCGTAAGTATGGTATCCAGCAAGGAATGCCGCCTTCATGTAATCCATGTGACCATCCGCTGTGCCGTGGTTTTGTGAGTACGTCCTAACTCCATAGGTATCATACCACTCTTTAAAATAATCGTTACTTGTAAATTTCATCTTCATCATCTCCAATATCAGGAAGGTTGCTTGGAAAACTCATCATATGTTTCAGCAATAAGGTTTGCTGTTGCGTCCACAGATTCTTCAGATAGGTCTGGTAATCTTGCATGAATAAGTTCATGCGCCAGCACATCAAGGAGACTGCGAATTGCTCTACGATTGATGATGATCCTGCGCTCTGCATACCTGCAAATTCCGTCATTTGTTTTAGCGGATGTTGTGCCGGGGTGTCCATATCCTACTTCCCACTTCTTTCCGTTGATTTCAACTTTGGAAATGCATTTGAATCTCATAGTCTTGAGTTAAAGATTTTAATAAGTAGCCATCCAGAAATAAATGCACCAAGGCAAGCGAACGCCATGTTGAAGTCGAACATTATTTTTCTTTGGTTAGAATCATCCCCTTGCGTTCAATGTAATCGTTATACCCTTCGGTTTTTATCCGATAAGGAATCCCTCCACGGATCATGTCCTCAATAACGTTTTGCCTATAGATTGCATCTTTTTTGTTCCCGTGAACATACGGGCCAGCAAGAACTGCAAAATCTTTTTCAATGTAGTATTCTTTTTCCATTTTATTTCTTATTAATCAATTTGTAGTGAGGCTCTGGATACAATCCCCTGTTTGTTAGTATTGTAAATTTTCTTGATTCTACCAACCCTTGTTTTTTCAAATGCGCTATTTTTGTTGCAACTACCCGTCTGCTTCTTTGAAAGACATCTTCAAGTTCACTTGCTGTTTTCCATCCATCAGGAACTTTGTCGGCCTTATTGCTTAATGCTTCTGTGATTGCGCTTGCCCACTCGTTAGCACTCATATTGGCAACCTCCATTCTTTCTGGAATTCTCCTCTTGTGCAGAGCCATACGGCGGAATCCTTTGGCCCAATTTCTCCAAAGACAAATCCTTGTCTCCATCCAAGGGTTGCTCTGCGGCACTGCGCATAATCCATTTCGCCTCTGCGAGTAAGCGTGCCAACGCAATATCCTGTGCTTTCCTTGATTGTTCTGCCCTCTGCTTGTGACGAGCGATGAGTATGCCCAAATATGACTTTCCCACCATATGTTTCAGCCATATCCCTAGCCGCATTTTCATTGTAGATGGTTCCATGAGTGAACGTCACATCACCAATAACAAGCCTTTGAAAAACTCCATCATACGGAATCCTTCGGCAACCAATCTCGACAAATGCCTTGTCAATATAGTCTGTAGCTTTTTGTGCGGCATAGGCGACAATTGCGTTACGGTGATTGAGCATTCTAGGGATTCTGCATTCATGGTTTCCATCCAACACATGAGTTGGTCGATACTCTCGCAAGAAAGCAATCCCTCCATCAATATCGGGGGCAACTGGCTCTGATTCGTCACTACTTCCAGCCGCACCTGATCTCCAAGCGGTTGTATCGCACCAATCACCCAAATGAACACATATCGTCGCGTTCCACTTGTCTCGCATGGCAAGAACCGCAGAAATTGCAGTAGGGTCAGCGTACTTCCCGTGACTACAGGATACGGCAATGAAGCGTTCATATTTTGTGGCAATATGGGGGGCTTTCGCCCCCCGTGATTTTGCTTTATGCTTCACTTGGTGTGATTGTTACAACCTCCCACTTGGAAGGATCTTTCTTCCCCGGAGCAACCCCAGCATCCACGATAACACCATCAGATCCATACTGAAGGGCGAGCGTAAATAGCTTTTCATCAAAGGTCATTGCCTCAATAACCTTGCCGTTGTCGTTGAACTCCACGGAGTATAGAGTCCACTTCTTTGCGGCCCCATACTTGCTCTGTGCGGCAACCTTGGCTTGGGTTGGGAGAATCCCCCTCCAAGTTGCAGTCACGTTCCCTGCTTGGCGAACAACTGGGTTCTTGTCCATTGCCCTTGCCACGGCAGGGCGAGCCTCTTCAGCCGTCTTTTTGGACAAGCCAGAACTCACGTTGCCATCATCATCCTCTTCGGTTGCAAGCCCAAGAACTGCGGCAAGCGCATAGCGACGGGCGTAGGTAATTGCTCCCCCCACTCCCTGTGGCGACTGATCCTTTAGGGGGAGAAGGAGCGTGGTAGTTGTGGAGTGACCAGCCGTGTGCAGGATGGTTGTTTCCACGCCAGCCGATCCTTCCATGTATAAGGGAGTCTGACTGATTGCAAGCCCATGCTTCAATAGCACGGGACGGGTTGCATCAACGATTGCGTCCAATGGTGCGTACTTGCTTTTGAAGTACGGGTTGGATGCTGTTTTGGCTACGTTTTGTAGCTCTCCAATAGCACTTACGAGTGCCATTGAGTATTCCTGCTGTGGTGTTTTTTCCATTGTTGTTTTTGGTTATGAGAAGATTTCGCTACGCTTACTTGAGTAACAGCCAGATGGTGTTGATGATTGTGAGGACTGCAAATGCAAGCGTTGTCCCCTGCCAGAGTCGAACGCTTTCAACAATTTGATCTGCTGAATCTCGCAGCTCGTGTGTTTCTTCAGAAATTCTGACAAGCGTTGACGCGATAGAAAACAAGCAGTCTTCGATGGTGACTTCATCGTTTTTGGGCTTCGTGGTTTTGGTGGATTTGGGTTTGGTGTTTTTCATAACGGAACTGGTTTTATGGTGCGGATGAATCAATGTCGAGATTTATTTTCAATTATTTTCATCCTCGCACTCAAACCCAATATGCGCCCCCTTGGGAAGCATATACCCAACAGCAAGCAGGAATGTTTCAAACGCCTCAATTGTTTCCGACAATTCCGAATCCTTGGATATTGTAATTGTTACGAGAGGATCACCCTCTGCGTAGCGAGCGAAGTTGAATGCGTGTGGTTGTGGCGTGGGCGTTGTCATTCGCGCAGTATCGTACAGATCAAATTCATTGCAAGCCAAATTTTAGGCTTGACATGGTTTTGTATAACCCCCCTTATAATCCCCCTACCTGCTCGCAAGGCTCAAGCGAAAGCGTGTTTTCTTAGGTCTGCTGTTCGATTCAACCATCCCTTCAAAAACTTTCTACTAGATGGTCTCCTCTCAACCAAGTCGGCGTAGAAGTCATCCCTTTCATCTAAAAATTTTCTAGGGTTTTTTCCAGCAATCTTCTCAAGCTTCAAGGCCCTGCCGAATCCGCAATTGACGCAAGTATCAAAGAACACCCAGTCATAAGGAGATTGAAGATGATCGCATCCATACTTGATCCAGTATTCATTCCAGTAGATGTCGGAAGCTCTCTCTGCCGTCATGTTGGCAATGTTCTCCTTGGGGTGAGAGCGAGCGTCGATTCCATACCTTGTGCCAACAAGAGTCCCGTTGACGTAGTTGCCGGGGTCGTCTGGATGAAGATCCAACTTGGTTCCCTCCCACTTGAATAGGAAAGGAATGATCTTGTCCTTAAATCGTTTCGTCATCGAATGACTTGGGCTTTGGAGTGCGCTCCACGATTTCTTCCCTGATCTTGGATACCATTCCGCTCACTTGCTGGACTTGGTTTGTTCCAAGTTTCCAGTCGTACACCATTCTGCCAGTCACCATAAATACAACTATGGCTCCCGTAACATACATGGAGTTTGTCGTTATCGTAACAAACCCTGCAAAAGCCTCTGGTGGTAAAGAATAAAAATGCCCTGCGGCCCACTTCCAAGATAGTTGGACTATGGAAATGCCAAAAATACTAATAACTAATCTTTGTGATACTGCTGGCTTTAAGGGGAACATGGTAGTTTGTTTCCTTTTTTAATGTTTATTATTGCTGGTAGAAGTTGAAGATTTGATAACTTATGAAGTCCACCTTTGGATAGGGGATAAATATGATCTACATGAAACTGAATACCAGTACAATCGGATATTCTTTTCCTTGCATTGTATATTTCATTTATAATTAGTCTTTCTTCAGTATTTAATATACTTGTTTGACTTTTTCTTCTAGCCCTCTGCTTGCTATTATATGCAATAAACCTGTGTTTGTTGTTTTGAATCCATTTATTTTGCATAGCTTTTGCCAATTCTGGATTTTCAGTTCTCCATTTCTGCATTCTTTCGCGGTTAACTGGAAGTAGCCTTTCTCTATTTCTTTTTCTGTATTTTTCGTGTGTTATTTTTCTTGTCTCTTTAAACTTTTCTGGGTCTTTTTCTTTTGCGGATTTAAATTGGGATCTTTTTAGCATTCTATATCGCTCTCTATCTGATTCCCTATACTTTTTCCCGCTTAAGAGATTTTTTAATCTCATTTCGTCAAATTTTCGCTTAGAAACCCAATATTCGCTATTTTTTCTTTGCTTTTTATACTCCCAGAAAACCATTCCATCTTCACGAACGTTGCCACGCTTGAATCGTGTATCTGTTTGCATTTAAAGAATCATGGTCTGAACGTCCAAGCGGTTCTGATGCCAACGTAAAACACAACGCAAGCCACTGCGACTAAAGCAATCCCCCTCCACCACCAAAGCTCCTTGAGTGCCTTGACCTGCTTCTCTCTCCAATAAACAGAATCGTTTTGAGCCTTGGCAAGATCCTTGGCTTGCTGGTCAACTTGAACCTCGTATGCCTCGACTGCGGTGATTATCTCCTTAATCGCCGCATTCCCTGCGGAGTTTGTAACGTGCGGCTTGAGCCGTTCAATACCAGACTTAACCGCAACAACAGAAGGCGGCGTGTATTTTACAGGCTCCTTGGATGCACATCCAATAAGAAGTGAGGATGCACAAACAATAAGAATCTTGTTCATTTTATTAGCTTCTTGATTCCTGCAACGATGGCTAGGCAACCAGCCAGTAAGGAAACAAGCAGGGTTGTGTTTTGCAACCACACATGGGTTGAGTCGAAGAAAGATACCACAAGCGAAACAAGCGAGACGATTGCGCTAGTTGGGCCTACGTCTGAAGTTGTTCCGCCGTTGCTCATTATTTCTTAGGCTGGAATAGAGCCTCAATTGACTTGGCAGGATCTTTGCCAAGGATCTCGCTAACACGAGCGTCTACGTCCTTATCTGTAAACTGACCAGCCTTGTCGTAGGCATCGCCACTCCAGAGAGTGATGTTGCGGTTTACGCCCTTAATGATTGCGGAAGCAAGCTTGCGGCTATTGTCGTAGGAAACGATAAGGTCGATTTCGTTGAGAACAACAGGAGCAAACTCCTTAGTAGTTCCATCCGATTTCTTGATGGCAGGGACGTTGATCGTGATGGGGGATTTGAGTTTAATGGACATAGGTGTTGGGGTTAGAGATTAATGAACCAAGGAAGGTCTAGCAGTCTGGCAATAGTGTTGTCTGAGCCGCCACCACTTCCCCCGCTGACGACAACACCTCCATTAAAAGATACATCATACCCACCAATAATTTGCGTAGCGGCGGCAGTTAAATCAAACGTGGCCTCTCCTGAGACTGATCCTCCGCTTTGGGCAAAGCTAGTATCGTTAAACGTGGCATCTCCTGAGACTGAGCCTTCGTTGTAGCTAGAGTCGTTAAACGTGGCACCATTGACAGACGCACCAATGGCGTTATAGCTAACATCGTTAAATGTGGCGGTTCCAATGGCTACCGAATTGTTGTAGCTAATGTCGTTAAAAGTCACAGGGAGTCCAGTCGGCATTCCATTGAAGTTGCCTATAATGCCCCCATTGTAGCTATAGTCGTTAAACGTGGCCTCTCCTCCGACTTCGCCAAAGATGTCGTGGTAGCTAGAGTCGTTAAATGTGGCATCTCCTGTGACTTCCCCATTATTGTAGCTAGTGCCATTAAACGTGGCGTTGCCTGTTACTGTGCCGCCGTTGTAGCTAGTATCGTTAAACGTGGCGTTGCCTGTTACTGTGCCGAAGTTGTTGCTAGAGCCGTTAAATGTGGCATCTCCTGTGACTGTGCCAGAGTTTTGGCTATCTTGAAAAGTTGCGTTACCAATTGCTCCCGTAAAACTTAACGGCCCTCCGTAGCTAAGAGTATAGGCATAGATGTGATTAAGGGTGACTGGCGTTGTTGGGCCGCTAGTCATATATCCATAGAGATACACAGTATCCCCAGTAGCAGGGAGAGCTAACGCAGGGTCAGTAAATATATCATCATTCCACCAGTTGCCTAGTGTGTCCCATGCCGTATCTACTGCGGCGTTGTAATAGAGATTAGCCATTCGCTAAAGCAAATTAGGACTCGTAAACACGAGTCAACGCACCATTGGCATCATAAGTCAATGTGACCTCGTAAACAATTGTTCCATCCTGCTTGAACGTGATGAAGGTTGGCTTGGTTGGGAATGAGGCGTTCTGATAGAGCATCACCACATCGTTGTATGCAGGGATGGCGAACCCAGTAGTCGAAGCTCCTCCGACTGCTACGGACTCAAGGATTCGGCAAAGAGTAATGTCTATGCCATCTGAAGTGGAAGAAACAATGGGGTTAAATTCGCGGCTCATAATTTTAAGTGTTAACTTCTATTAAGTAAGTAAGCAAGGGAAATTGCTAAATATACAATAGCTCCTGTAATATCTTCGTTTTTTATACCATTACGAGTAAGCAGTGTGCGAACCTCTTGATATGCAATCTGAGTCAAAACCACTCCATTATAAACATTGTCGCGAGTAACCAATACCCGTTGTTTTGCAACTGGGTAGCACTTGATTAAAAGCGAAATGTATTTAATGAACTTCATTGGTTATCTCTGTGATCGTGCAGACAGCTTCGGGAATCCAAGTCACCTCGCCGTAGTTGGGGAAAACGGCATTGTAGAATTGATGCTCGTCCGTGAAGGGAGATCCCGTCACCTCGCCTGCTTCGGAGCCTACGAGACCCGCGATGCGATCCCAGAACGTGTCGCCTGTGGTGTTGAGGGTGAGCTTAAACATAGGTCATGTTCACGAGGAAGGTGCCAGCGGCAGGGAGTGCTGTGTTGTCGGTGAGCGAGGTTCCTGCCGAGACGTAGTAGGCAATGCCGGTAGTCATTCGGAGACCAGCAAACGAGGTAGAGCAATCCAGCGTGGTGTTAGGGGCAACCCCGATATTGATAATTGCCGTATCAGTTCCGACAGTTGGGGCTGATGCTTTATTGACTAGCTTAAAATAGGCCCAAGTTGCTGAAGAGTTGGTTAGGATCAGAGTGCCTATTGCCCCTTGAGATGCTTTAACGCTGGTCGCATTAGTCGATGCGGCTGAAACTAGCGAATGGTATAACGCCATCCCTAATCCCACGTTGGCAATGGGCGTTATTACAGAACCAGAAGCAACCGAAACCGTCCCCGACACCGACTGATACAATTTAGGCGTAGCCTGTTGCGAGGCGTAGGCAACGAGGGTTGTTGTGCCTGCTGTCTGTGCAGTGTTTTGTATTACACGGAAGAACCTAGCGGATGAAAGTGTATAATTGTATATTTGAGCAGTGCTGTATTGCGCTACGCTGACGTTTCCGTTGTTTACAAAAGCAGGGCAAACAACCCAAGTGGTTCCATCGTTGGAAATTTGTCCCTGTAAAGAAAACCCAGTTCCAGCAGAAACTATCTGGACGGAAACTTCTCGAAATTGACTGCAATCAATAGAAGGAATGATAACTGGAGATCCAGCAACCGCACCAGTTGCCGTGTAGTTATAGACCTGACTAGCGGCGTTGTTTGCCTCCACGGGAATCCTGCCGCTGGACAGGGCTGGGAGCTTGGCGTCGATAGCTTGAGCCTCAGTGTCGATACTAGCGACATCAGCCGCTTGAGGAGTTGCAATCCCAATAAGCGTGTCTAGCTTGTTCTCAATCTGTGCAAGATCAGCGTCAACGCTTGCTTCAACATTAACCTTTAGCTCTCCATCAGAATTAACATTAAGAGGAACGCGAGTAACGCCATCTGGCCCAACGGCAGGATTTGCCGACGTTGCTCCACCTCCTCCACCTCCTGCAATGGCATCTTTAATTGAACCAGCCGCTTCAAGAATGCGACAAAGAGTGATGTCTGATCCGTCCGATGTGGACGAATAAACAGGGTTGAATATGCGGCTCATAGTTTTATTTATTTAATGCTTTATTAATATCAATACAAGTAGATTATCGTTGCTCAATCCAAGTCATAGCCGCAACTGCCGATTTGTTATTGGTCGAACACGCTCCAACGATTGTCAAAGTGTCGCTGATAGTTCCCATAGCACTGCGACCAATCTGATATTGAGTGTCCCTATCAATTCTAATGCTTCCTCCGCTACCAGACATTACAAATCCAGAATCAAGGTTAATGCCTCCAGAAAAGCCAGTAGCCGTGATGTTGTATTGAGTAAAGCTGTTGGTATCTGGCATATTATTCCATGTTCCACCAGTAATAGTAGCGTTTCTGATTATCTTATAGAAGATGCTCGTGTTGTCCGTTGTGGCAACTTGGAAATAAGACGGCAACACAATGCCCTGTAATTGAGATGACTTGAGCCTAATGGAAAGAAGATGAGCGTAAGTATTAGACGAACCTGTGCTAATTCCAGTAATTGCAGTCTGAATGTTTTGCGCTGTTCCCAGCTTCTCTGGTTCTCCTTCAGAAATAAGACTATTTGAACCTTGTTCAAGCTTGTATGTTCCGTTTGCCTGTCCACCCGTGGTATTCTTAATTTCAATCCTAATCGGCAGGAACGGGGTTTTGCACCAAGGATTAACAAGCGTGTTGGCGGTATTGAATGTGTGGATAACGTGAGTCTGTCCATCAATCACCCATCCGAACTTAACCTGCCCAGCCCCGTACCACTCGTATTCAAAGCTAACCATCTGTTGCTTCGTAGGGTCTGCAACAATTCCGCTAGGGCCGTTCCCGTCCAACTTGTCCCCATTCCATTGCGCCCTCCCTACCCTCTGAAGGGCGGGAGTCCCACCAGTATTAGCAATGCAACAGAAATAATCTCCAGATCCATCATCCTCAAAATAAAACCCGTCTGCCCCGTTGTTAAGGCCAAGCCTACGACGAATTCCAGCGGTGGGGGGATTAAGTTTAACGGAGAAGGTAAGCGTTGAGGCGCGACCGGGGATATACCGCATCGTATGGACTGTCTGCCTCACAACCTCAGAACCAAGGGTGTTGGTAACGCTTAAGTCAACTCCACTCAAGTTAGGGTCGTGAGTTGCGGTTCCTCCATTTGCCGTTGACTCATCCCACACATCAGTCTCCTTCCCGTACTGGAAGGTGTTAAAGAATACAGCTTGATATGGGCTAACCTTTAGTCTGTTCTTACTAGAGAAATTAAACCCACCATTGCCAAGTGCCGTTGAGTTCTCAATAGCCCCCAATGCCTCAAGAATACGGCAAAGCGTAATATCCGACCCGTCCGATGTGGACGAATAAACAGGGTTGAGTACCCTGCTCATGGCTTAATCCATCTCCTCTTCTGAACCTTCCTCTTCGTAGGACTCTTCTTCCATGCCTTCAGCTTCTTCCTCGCCCTCCATCTCAGAAAGCTGTTCCTTAATAGCCGCCTTGCCGCCCTTGGGCTTGTCTTCCTTGCTGGAAACAGGAGTAGCGTCCTCTCCAATCGTTACGATATGGATCTTGCCACCCTTAATCTTGAATGTGGCGATGTCGGAAAACTCCGAGTTTTCTTTAACGCCTTCTGGTGCAGAGTAGTTTTTGGGGATAGTAAATGAAGTCATAAATAAGTTAATTAGTTGATTGGTAAGATTGTGTCAATGGGATTTGAATAACTCCAGCGTGGATTAAATAGTGGCAGTTTTTACAAACCAAGGCACACTTGTCTGTCTCTTTGCGAAGAACATCAACTGAATATCCGCTTTTTCTAGCAATTTCAAAAGACTTTGTAGATGGATCTTTGTGGTGGAAATCAAGGCAGTTATAGTGTTTATCAAAACCACATAATTCACACTTCCCGCCTCTTTCTTTCTTGATTATAGATTGTGGCCTTTCTTTCGCTGGATAGGATTTTTGCCTATTAATATCTTTTTGCCTCCTTTCTGGAGATGTATATCTATACACTGTAACAACATTTATTCCAAGCAACCTAGCAATTTTTAATCCAGATTTTCCACATTTATGCATCTCCATAATTTTTGATATTTGCTCATTACTTAATCTTTTTCCATGCTGTCTCCCTCCAGCAGACCTGCATGAGTGGCGGTACTTTTCGCTGGTGTGATACAAAACTGTGTTTCTATTGCATCCTACCATTACGGCAATTGTTGAGTTTTTGAATCTCTTTTCTTTTAGTTCGTGAATTTGCTTAATCTGGTCTTCGGTTAGTGGTGTATTCATTCAATAAAAATATGCACAAATGACTTGCGCGCCAAGATAAAAAGAAATCCCCCCAACCAGATTTCTCCGATTGGGGGGATTTTATGTCAGATTCTACTCTGTTAAATCAGCAATTAGCTGTTTGTGCAGGTTGAAAAACTGAGATCGTTGGCGCAACGCTTGTGGATCACCACGCGACCCAGCCAAGGCTGGAGGGGGCGGCTTCCACTCTGGAAGATCGCCAACCAACGACCGATCTTGCCAAGCGGGTTGTCCGTGGCATTACGGATGTTCAGCCAGAAGAACTGACCGCTGTAGTAGTACGGATAGTCGTCAAACGCCGCACCGGGGATGTTCGGCCCGACCTGCTGAACTGCTTCCTCATACACGTCCGGGTGGAAGATGTATGCGGCCTCAAGGGGCGCAGTGTTGTAGGCGGGGTTGGAAACCCACTTGAATCCGCTGGTCGTGGACTGTTGCACGAAGGGATAAACCTGCGTGTAAGTTCCGCCTCCAGAGGTGGAGTAGGTGAAACGAGGAACCTCGAAATCAACCATGTGGTAGTACCCGCCGTAGCTACGATCAACGCCGAGGGGCTGAACAAGCTCGCTAGGAGTACCGAAACGGATGTCCTGCCGCAGATCCGCATTGTTGCGGAGGAGCGCACGGCTGGTCTCAGGGCTGGTGATGAGTCCAAGGACTGCCGCACCATTCTCGCGACCAAGGGGGTTGTGACCTGCACCATCGCGGATAAGCTGAACGCGGATAACGTCAAGCTGATCTTGCGAAAGCTGGAGGGTAGGCACGGGAACGCCACCAACACCGTTAAGGTTGGTGTATTCGGTGGTGAATCCAGACTGGATCTTGGGAACGAGTCGCAGATACTCGCTACGGCGGCGGTTGTCGAGAACCGTCTTGGTAAGCTGGGTAAGCTGTTCGACTGTCTTGGCAACCTGCGACTCAACTTGGAAGCTGGTCTTCAGATCGTCCAAGCAGATGCAAGGAGTCTGATAGGCCTTAGTCTGGAGATTCCAGTTCTGAACAGTCTGACCAAAGGCCAGATCATTCGTAGCAGGAATACAACCATTGGACGAAGTGCCGTTGGAAGTAGAGACGTTCGACCAATCGTTCTCAATAGAGCCAGAAAGGACACGCTCGACGGTGATCTCGTTAAGGGAAGTACCCATTCCGAGGGGGAATTTGCCAACACGGACGAGGCGACCCCAAGGGGACTCGACCTGATAGCGTTGCTGAATATCGACGGAGAAACGGCCAGTTTCGCGCTGGAAAAGGCTGTCAACCGTACTGCAGGTGATAGGCATAAGTTAAAATAGTTAATTGGGTTGGTTTTGTGGATTTTACTCCACGCTTGTTTTGAAGTAGCGAAATCTTCTACGCTTTGTGGCAACGACCCCACTTACGTTATAAGCGACCACTAAACGATTAATTAAATTGCGTCAACTAAAAAATGCTTCTGGTTTTAATTAATGTGACGATTTTCTCAAGCGTCTCCGTAGTAATCTGATTCCCCGCCAACTTGATAATTACCCAACCACAAAAAATAGCCTCGTTAGACTTCTCGTTATCTTGAGCGATTCCATATCCCCTTCCATGACGACCCCCATTCCAGATTCCGCCTTGTATCTCAATTCCAACCTTTGCTTCTATATGGGCAAAGTCCAGCCTCCACTTTCTTGTGTCATGGAACCTATGCTCCTCGACAAGCTCTGTCTTGCTGATCGTTGACCAAAGCAGTCTAAACTTGTTTTCTAGGACGCTTGACTGGCTTGGCTTTTTTGGTTTTGGCAACAAGTCCTTCTTCGGCAAGGCGAGCGATGATTTTCTTTTTGAGTTTAGGGTGGTTTTTTGCATGAAGAATAATGGCATCTATTAAAGAATCAGCTTCCTCATTTGGGGTTTGCGCTGATAGAAAATCCCTTATCTCATTAAGTGCCGATAATGTGGAGGGGGCTGGAGCCGATTGTTCAAATGAGGATACGTCACCACACGCTCCCGTCAAAGGTTCTCCCTTCGCTCTAGTCTCGACTCCAGCTAATGAGTCATTAAATAACACGCCCAGTTTATCTGGATGGTAAATTACTGCAAGTGGATTAACGCATTCTTTGGTTACAACATCGCGCCTCCATTGCTTTGATGGAACCCAATCGTGGTGTATTAGGCTTGTTCTGTGCATCTGCGTGGATACTGCCCTTCCAGAAACAATGTCCCATGCGGCATGATCGTTATTAAACACGCTCGGAAGAATGCGAGGCATATCCCAATGATACACAGCAACCCCGCTCATGTGGTCAATCCCATTCGGCAACACGCCAGCAATCTTAACAAAGTCGCCCATGAATGGCTTCCCACACTGCTTGTATTCAGATTCAATATCGTCCAGCCAAGATGCCTTAAGAGGAATAGCATCTGGCTCCATCCAAAGGAATGATTGCTTGGTAACTTGATAGGAATGCCATGCGGCTTGCTCAAATGCGCGATTGCAACTCACGGGCCACCCCTGTTCTGTGTGGAAGCATGGCAACTCTTCAGCCTTTCCAAACGCTTCGCGCAAAGGCTCCATCACGCCTTCGGTAGATACTCCGTGCGCTGGCATCACGATAATATGATGCTTGGAAGCCCCTCCGAGCTTCTTAATGTGATTAGCCCACCGAAGCATTAGGGGCTTATCGTCGTGGTGATAAGATATAAATACAATCATTTCAATCCGTCTTAACTACCTCAATCGGCCCCCACTTGTCAATAGGGCATTTTGAAGTAGCCATTCGGAGCTTGGCCTGAGTGGAGCATCCGCATTTCTTGCACTTGCCTGTTCCAGCATATCCAGGCTGATCCCAAAACTCGCAACCCTTGCAAATGTCTAGGCGGCTCTGGAGTTGTGATGCGTCAACCACTTGAAACCCAGCCTTGGCCCAACCACCAATACTATTGGCTAAAGAAGAAGCCTTGTGGAGTAGGGAGTGCTCTGTAGGAGGAACGGCCTCTGTCTTGGCGTGTCTTTCAAAGAGACAACGACTGCAATCCCTCGCCAATGGTTGTCCATCGTAAAGACCCAGAGAACAAAAAATCTGGCCTCTTTCAACTAACTGAGATGCGTGTTGGCAATGCGTCATGCCGGTGGGCAGGTAAAACTAGGATAGGTGAAACTGTAGTAGGGGCAAGGCATAGCAGGTGGCACGAACACATTGATGAAAACCCCATTAACGCAATCGTCGTAGCTTATATCAATGCTATTTATACCTGACGGCGGCTGTGTGCCATTGGGTGAAAATGCGTTTTTATAGGCCACGACAACTCCGCTTGAATTTACTCCAGCCACTTCAATACTATTAGTATTTGGCGGATTTGTCGGCCCGCAAGTCACAGTAAGTGAAGACCCTATGCCAGTGGGTGCAGTGAGGTATCCTATAAACACAGGAGTACAGCCTACGCATGTCAACTGACCTGCAGTGTTTCTTGAAAGCCCTCCGACCTTATAGACAGCAAAACATTGAGGACAGACGGAATTAGTGCAGTCGTCACAAGTTGATTTGATATAAATTGCCATGGATAGATCAGTAAGGATCTGTGGCAAGGACTTGCATTTTCATTTCAACTCCGTCAACGCAAACGTCAATCTCTTTCCAAGACGCGCTCACTGTAGATCCACCTGCAGTAGGAATATTGATATACACATTTGGCCCCGAATTCGGCTCTTCTATCGTGATTGAGCTTTCGGTAATGGTCGTTTGTCCATTAGGTTTAGCAATAAGAAGACCAGTTTCAGAAAGGGCTGAGTTTCTTGTGTTTCCTGCATCAGTAAACGCAATGCCAGTTGTCTTCATCGTGGCATTATCATCGCCAGCCTCTAAATACAATTTAGTATCTCCAGCCTTTGCCTGTAATATAAAATACTCGTCTCCACTTCCAATATATCCATATAACGATGTTTCTGAATTTGCTTGCTTTAACTCTACATACGCATCGTTTGCTTGATTGAATAATTGCAAAAAGGATTGACCAGCTTGAGCCTTCAACAAGAAGTTGTGGTCTTGGTTGTTCATGTAGCCATAAACGCTTGCTACATCATTTTCTTCCTTGATCTCAATATAGTTTTGGCTACCAGTATCAAATAACGCCAATGACGATTTATCTTCCGTGTTGTCAGAAGATAAAACAAAGTTTTGAGCCTCGTTGCCAGAATATCCATAGACAGACGCTTTTTCAACTTCCGTTGCCATTGAGGCATATACATTACTATTTTGCCCAAAAACAGAAACATTGCTTTTTTGAGCCGTGTTGTCTGCGATTAATTCAAAATTACAAATTTCATTATCGGCATATCCATAAACTGATGTTTTTTTAGCACCTGTATCAACCTTGGACTCTAGGTAGTTTGCGCTTCCAGTATCGTATAATACCAACTTGGAAACGCTATCAGTATCATTTGCCGATATTGCAAAATTTTGAGCTTCATTGTTAGCGTATCCATAAACAGAACACTCCCCCGCTCCGCTGTCTTTTTTAAGCTCTAAATACTCTGCATTGTCTTGGCTTTTCAAATAAAGCCTTGTAGTCAAATTGTCTCCATCAAGATTAACATTAAAGTTTTCCAATTCATAAATCGCATTGATTTTCCTTGGATCAGCAAACAGAGAATAGACAAATTCATCGTTACTCCTATCTACAACCAATGCCTTTTCTGGATAAATATCCTGCGTTATATTTTGATTTATAATCTTATATACTCCAGCCGCATATTCAACTTGTCCAATAATGATGTATTTTTCACTATCTGTGTCATCTGGAACTGGGTCATCAAACCCAATAGTCCTGCTGTCAATTCTACCATCCCCGTCAAAAGTTACTATCAGGTAAATAAATGAATTTCCCGGCTCCAAAAAATAATCCTCATCAAGAGTAAGGCCATCTGGTGCGATCCCATCTATCTCTCCGTATTGAATTCTTATTTTGCTTACAGCAACATTATCATCAACGGTATTAACAACACTCAGGTTAAACGGATGAGTTGTAACCTGCTCTTGGGCGGGTTGATATATTTGTCTTGGACGTAAAGAAATCCCATCAGTCCAGATTGGAGTAAAAGACCCCCCCCTTCCAATACCTTGAGCAAATGTGGTTTGTGATGAAGTAATTGGGCCAAATCCGTCAAATTTGGCCGATGTGGCGTTAATGTCCATACTATTTAATTAACACAGACTGCTTGGAAACCCTCCATATGTTTGCTTTCCAATAATCTATTTCGTAAGCAATTAATTGATATGTTCCAACTTTGGACAAGTAATTA